CGTGGACATTTCGGCCCATTGCTTGGAGGTTCTCGAGGCTGTGGTCTGGTGTGTTGCCTCGTGGTGGTTGGATGTGGTCGATTGTGAAGTCGTTGCCTATTAGTTCTCTATGGCATGAGACGCATACAGGCTCCAGTATTTTGCGAGCGTTGGCTCTTGCTATCTTCCATGCGGATGAGTGGTGCCATTCAGCCATTAGTCGAGCCATACCTTATAGGCAGCAGTAACGCGGCCCTTGTCTGGGTCGATGAAGTGTAGGCGTTGTGATGGTGTAGCTGATGAGGCTAAGAGGATGCCGGCATAGCGGTTATCTGATTCGGTGGAGCCTGTTTGGTACACCGAGCCTAGGCCGTTGGGTAGCGCCCATTCTGCGTGTGTGTGGTAGTGGCCGATGTAGCAGTCTCTAAACTGCCAAGGGTATGACCCGGACTGCCACTTGGCTACATGGGTAACGATTGCTCCTGGCGATGCGAATCCGTTACGGCCTACCTCGTCTCCATGGATCACTAGGGCGCGGTAGTTGCCTATCTCGAGGCGCTGGATGTCTTCGGGTGAGTCGTGCCAGGTGAGGCGCTTCTCTCCTTGGAGCATCTGGCGTGAGAGTTCAAAGACCATGCGGTCGATGTTGTCGTGGCGTGGTACGCCGTCGCGTTTGGACCCGATGCGGCCATGGTTGCCCCATTCGGCTACTACTTGGACATTCTCGTAATTGGCTAGTGCAGCTCTGACTACATCGACGCATAGCCGGGCAACATTGACATACTGCTCGAAGATGGTTGAGTCGAGTTCGTGTGGTTGGCTTGGGAAGTTGAATAGTCCCTCGACCATGTCGCCTGTGAATGCGATTGTTACATCGCGTACCGGGTGATGTGATCGCTGGATGTTGGTGATGCTTACGGCTTTGTCAACGAACTTCATGACGCGTTGACGCATTACTTCGGAGTCGTATGAGGGTGTTCTTTTGCCGCCTTGCCAGTCGCCCATAACCCAGAGCGCTACTTCTGCGTTGCCTTTGCGTTTGTCTTTGGTTGGTGCGGTTACTGGTTTGATTCCGCCCAGGGCTACCATTGCATCAAAGGCTGCTTGCTGGGTGATTTCGGTTAGATGTTCGGTTCGGTCTTTGGCTTGAAGTAGTTGGCTTTGGAGTCTGCGTAGCGCAGCTCGAAGTAGTTTGACATCTGCCGGTTCTTCTTCTGGAGGTGTTAGGTCGTCGAGGATCATGCGTTATCTTCCGGTCGGAGAGTTTCTTGTAGTTTCAAGAGTAGGGTCTCGAGCTGGTAAGTGTCGCCTTGGCACTCTGACCAGAACGCAATAATGGTTTTCAGGGTTAGCCAGGCTCCCTGATCTACACCATCAGCGAAAGCGGCTTGCGATAGGGCGCACTTGCAACTCATGCGAGTCTCCTGCAAGGGCAGGTGTTGAGGCGGTGTGCGCGGATTGTGTCTGTGGTTACGCTTATGCCTCGGCTTTGGAGTGCGTGGGCCAGCGCCCGGTTGCTCCAGTCGGTCAGGTTTTTTAGTGCTAGGTCGAGGATGTGTGCGTCTTCTGGTTCGAGTCCGTTGATGATTGCGCCTACTTTGCAGGGTTTTCCTGCGTGTAGTGGTGAGAGGTTGTCTAGTAGTCCCATGATTCTCCTTATGGCCAGATTATGAATGTTGCGCTGATTAGTGTGATTGTTGCGAGGTACATGAAAACGATGAAGAGTAGCTTGTATTCATCTTTCAAGGTGTGCTCCTTGGTCGAGGTTGATTTGTAGTTCTCGGAGTGTGTAGCAGCCGGAGTGGTCGCATCCTCGGCCCTCGAGTAAGTCGAAGCAGATGAAGCGCTCCAGGTACTTGATGATTAGGCTGCGCTCGTTGGCTCTTGCTGGCGGCTTCATTAGATCTCCCCGTCTTGTAGTTCTTGTAGTTCGCCCTCGAGGTCTTCTTGGAACATGATTGCTCCGACTTCCATGAATGCGTTGCCGATTTGTTCGTCGGTCCAGTGCAGCTCGAAGCGTAGGTGTTCCATTACGCTGCGGAATACACTCATGTCGTCTTGCATGGCGTAGCGGATTGCCAGGGCGATTTGTTCGCCAGTCTCGAAGTTCATGATGTCGGTCATTTCTTGAAGTCGCCGAATGTGAATGCACAGAACGCTAGTCCGAGTAGGACTGCTAACCCGGTTGCGTAGCCTGGGTGCTGTTCTTTCATGAGTAGTAACGAGTTGGTTACTAGGAATAGGGTGATGCCCCAGAATAGTAGGCCCCAAAGTGTTTTCATAGAATCCTCATTCTCTTTCGTAACCGATTTGGTTACGAGGTTATGCTAGCAAAGTTTTATTCGTATGTGTGCAAGTTAATAAAAACTTTTGGCGTGTCGCCCTCGAGACAATAATGCTTCGCTATCTTCACTTCGACGATCTGTTGGTCAGCTGCAATGGCGTTAGCGTCAGCCAGTCCGTCAAAGATACCTCTGCACAATTTATCCACATCGGGTTTCGCGGTTGGTTTAGATCGTGTAACGCTCTTCGGCTTTGGTAGGTAGACGAGGATTACGGCCCGGACTGGTTCGTGATGTTTGAACCCGGTCAAGTTATGTTCTGCCATCGAGCTTGCGACTTGTGCCGATAGTGTTGCGCGCCATGCTTTTAGTTTTGGGTTTGCGTCTCGTAACCAGACTTTGCCGCCCCCCTGGGCAATAGTTTTACTACCCTGGGGGATGGCTTCGCCTTGCACAATAAACATGAGGTTCATTAGAACGGCGCGTTTCCGTACTTCGCTAGATCGTCTAGGTCAACTGCAGCAGTCTTTGGTTCCTGCTTGGCTTTCACCTGGAGAACGATTGGGTCATTGATTGAGTGGCCAACAGCAGACTTGGTCTCGCCGTCTTTCTCATACGCCTCGAGCTTCGTTCCGAGTTCGCCTTTGACTTCTACCCAGTCCCCGGTATTGATGTCGGTTACGCCGTTGAACCAAACCTGCCACTTGCGCTTGCGCTCGAACTTGTTGCCATCCTTGTACTCCACTACGAAGTCTTCCCAGATGGTTAGGGATCTCCGAGACTCTGAAACCTTTGCCTCGCCGCTGATGATTACTACTGCCATTTTGTCATTCTCTTTCTGTATATATCTTTTAATTGTTTAATGGTTGTTCTTAATTGTTAACCGGCCACCTGTGTCCTGTGAGACGACCCAATTTGTCCTGTCAGGCGACCCAATTTGTCCTGTCAGGCGGTCATAGATGGCCGCTAATGTCAGGTCCCGATGTTGGGTGCTTCCGTCGCAAGTTGGAGGGCAATCGACAAGGATGCGATACCGGTTCGTTCTGCGTTGTGGATCATGCCCGACTCCCTGATGAAGCAGGACATCTACCTCACCCATGTCGGACAATTCTTTCAATGCTCGACGAGCTGTGCGCTCGGAGCAGTTCGCTAGCCGGGCAAGCAGCGCTTGAGATGGCCATGCGCCGTATTTGCCATCATCGTCGTAATAGTGCGCCAGGGCGACTAGGACAAGTTTGGTTGTCGATTGTGCTTTGGAGTGCGCTAGAACAGCGCTAACGGCGTGGAAGCCCATTGAGTCCTCACTCTACTTCTTGAGATCGTCTGATCTCTGTGTGATGAAGTCTAGTGTCATCTGGTCTGCTTTTGCCTTGACTGCCTGTTGATAAAGTTTTCGGAGTGTCTCGAGGTCGCTGGCTGCCGATGCAGCTGCAACAAAGTCGACCGGTGCCGGCTCGTCATGTCCCTTAGCCTTTACCATCTCCTCGCGACTAGGGCGCTTGCCCTTTTTGGCGAAGTCAAGGTCGGCTAGTGCGCGACCGATTGCTGATGTCGCGCAGATCTCTAACCAAGAGTTCGCGGTCATTCCTGAACCGCCTCGCTTCTCCTGGGCGAAGTCTGCCGTAACCGGGCGCATATCGTCGCGGTCGGTGAAGATGTCTGCTCGCATGATGATTAGGCTTTCATCGAGCTGCACAATGCTGGTCAGGATTCGACCATTCGGGTACTTGGCCCAGAAGTCGCTAATGCGCTTTTCGACCGGTTCGTAATCATCTAGGAAGTGTGCCATTGGTTGCCTCTTTCTCGAACAGCAAAGCAGCTGCTCTCATTTCTGCTTGAATGTTCATGTTGGCCTCAATCGAGAACTCTATGAACTTGTTGCCTTTGCATTGCACTAGGACTGCCCGGCGCAAGCCAAGAACCATTAGATACCAGTTTACTTGGTACAGCCACGCATCCGACATTGTGGGCGCTTGCGAGTTCTTTATCTCAAGGATGCCTATCTCGCCATCGCTCCAACGGATCAGGCCATCTGGGTTTGCTTTCCAATAAGGATGTTCCTGCGACTGCCAAGTGCCTGTTTCAACGACGGTCAACCAGTCGGAATTGTCTTCCAGCCATAGACGGCGGATAGCAGGTTCAAAAGCAGTACCGAGACGCATAGCAAGATTAGGCTCTAAAACGCTCTGTGTGCCATTCTGACGGCTTTCTAGCAGTTCTGTGCGTGTCTGGTAGCGGTTGACTCCGCAGATGGTTCCTATGTCGCTTCCGCCGATACCGGCTCGAGCTTCATGCCACTCCGGGGAACCGCTCTCGTAAGTGCCGATTAGCATTCCCTTGCCGAGCGCTTCGACTCGGGTCTCAATCTCATTCATATGGCCAAGATACACCAAACCCCCGACACTAAAAGGGGGTGTGTCGAGGGCCGGTGCTGAGGGGGAGAATGAGGAAAACCCCTCTCTGCTTTAGTTTACTGCTTCTTGTCGTCTTCGACCGAATCGGCAGCCTTTTTGAAAGAGCGTTGTAGATCATCCAGGGCGATACGCATCTTGCCAATCATGGTTTTACCCAGTTCGCTGAACACTAGAAGCATGGCTCCAAAGAACATGGTCATGATCCCGATGAATGCGCTCGAGCCGGGAACCATTGCGCCAGCGCCTAGCCCTGCAGCTGCAACAATGAAAAATAGTCCGATGCTGAACCAGATGAACCAGCCAAGCAGTTTGGCGATTGCGATTAGTTTGTCTTTCACTTTTTGACCGGTGCTTTCTTTTTAGGTGCTGGCTTTGGTGCAACCTTGGCTTGGTTGGCCTCGATGTGCTTTAGGGGATTTACGAGCTTGTCGAAGATGCAGAGGTGTGGTTGCTTGCTTGAGGCGATTGCCAGGTGCAAGTGTGCGCCGGTTGAAGCAGAGCCAGACTTGTGCTTTCCGCCGCCTACGCGACCAATAGGGTCTCCCATGGCCACGATGTCCCCTACTGCGAGTTTGGATTCTTCGGCTAGGTGTGCGTACAAAACCCAGAAGCCATCCATTGTCGAATGGATAACAATCCAGCCAAGGACATCGGTCCAGCCTTTATGGATTACCTTGCCTCGCGTGATGGCAGGGATTACGGATAGTTCTGCTGGCGACCAGTCCTGACCGCGATGAGGGCGACCTTGGCGGTATGGCGCTAGGTTGCCTAGTTCGTCTCCGCGATGCTTCTTGTCGAATGGTTCGATGTATTCGGCCATCAGGCTGCTCCTCTGGTTACACCAAAAACGATTACGGCGGTTAGGACTACGCCGCCCAAGGTAAGTACCCAGGCGTTCTGGTATCGGTTCTTTTCGAGATCGCGAAGTCGCGACTCGTGGTCTTCAAGAGTGGTTAGTCGTTGCTCGATTACGCTTAGTCGGCTAAGGATGCCGGTTAGCAGCTTCTCGAGTTGGACATCACTCATCCTCGGACTTTACGGGCGCTGGCTTAGGTGCAGCCTTGACCGCTGGTTCCGCTACTTCTGACTTAGGTGCTGGGAAAGAACCCATTGCTGTGTTACCCATTAGATCTCCTTGATTGTGTTGAGGTTGCCACAAACGCACCAGACATCTGTGGAAAAGTTTTCTGCCAGTTCAAGCTCGAGGACTAGTCCCTCGTTTGGGCAGCCTTTGGTTTCGCAAGTCGCTTCAATTTTCATTAGCCGAGGCTCGCATTCGACTTCTGTTGGATGGCCACGATTGTAACGCTTCGCGCAACAGCGCTCGCTGCCGTTCCAGACCAGACATAGACCGGGAATGTCCAAGTGGTTCCCGAGTAGGTTGCGATGCCTAGGGTTACGCTGGTTGCGGTGTTAGCGGTCGATACGACGGTCGCGGTTGCCAGGGGAGGCGTGGTTGCGTGGAAGCGCCCAGCGGTCATAGCAATCGTGCCAGTGCCGGTAATCGTTCCGTTAGCGACCTGCATGGCCCAAGGGAGCGTGTCAAAGTTGGCGTTGACTGCCGAGGCCAGAATGTCTGTTCCTGCGACAAACACATTTTTTGCGGTCATTAGAATCCTTTCCAGAGTTCTAGTGTAGTGAACCAGTTATTAGGGTCGATGGTGTGAATCACCTTTGTAACCCAGATTTCTTCGTCAATCGTAAAGGTTGGCTGCACAAGCTCGACTTGAATGGTGTTTTGTGGTCCAAACAGATTGGCAAGTTTGCCGTCTCGCTTGATGCTCGGAGTCGTTACTTGGAGAACTTTTCGCCCTGGGTTTTTTGGCGTGATCAGCGCAAGCCAGTTCACGATGTCTGTTTTGCGTAGGTGTAAAGTTTTCTCGCAACGGATAGGGCCGTAAAGGTCGACCATGTCTTGATTGATGCTTGTGCCAACATTGCCACCGCCCGGACCGGGTCCCGGACCAGCGCCGCTGTCGGTCGAGTCAATAATGTAAGTGTTGAACATGGTGTCCATGTCGTAGTCCACGACGATGTCGCTGATGCAGTAGTGATCTGCAGCTGCCGAGTGGACATTGCTGAAACTTCCGATAGGCGCGCCAAGGGTCCTCATTGCCAAAGAGCCGGTGAGGTACAGAGAGTCGTCGATTGCGTCTTGGTAGAACAAGCCGTTTTCAATCTGGAGCAAGTTATCAAGTAGTTCGCCAGCGCCGACTTCTTCAAAGGTTTCACCGGCCATGCGCGATCCGTTAGCGCCACTACCACCGATGGTTGCTCCTGCAGCGGTTGCCCATTGCGTAAAGTAATCGGTATCCGATAAAGCCGAAGACACTACAAAACTAGATATGTTTTTAGCCAGGAGCCTTTTCAAGCTCGAGGAGGCCATGATGTCGATGAGGTTATTGCCAAAAGTGTCATACGAAACTTCAAAGGTGTCAATGAAGCCTGTAAACAAAGTCTGATAAACCGCAGGGAACGAGTCCGGCAAAGGTCGGTAAGTTACCCGAATTGGGGTGTTCGGTCTAATCTTTGGGTTGTTCGATGGGTCAAAGACTTGCGATTGCATCTGGATCGTAAGCGTGTTTGGTTCTGCTGGTGTGTAAAAACCATCCTGAACGCTAGAGCCGATAGTTACTTGCGCCTGGCTAACGGTCGCAACAATGTCAGTCCAAGTGAAACTCGAAGCCGAAGCCCAGTCCGAGCCATCATCCCATTTAGAAAGATTCCAGATGCCATTAGTCCCGGTAGGGATGCTGATCTCTACCTTGATGTCTTGGGCAATGTCAAACTCGTCAGCCACCGAAGACCACCTTTTTACCAGTCTTGCGCTCGTACTTCTGAATAGCGGCGATAATCTCCTCGGCCGTCATGTTCGCCTTGTTGATGTTGATTGCGTAGGTGTTGTTGTTTGCTGTGTTTGCCCCAGAGATTGCCCCGGCTTTCATGCCTGACTCTGTAAGAGTTTTTTCGGCACTAATGAACTCGGTCAAGTTGTTGCCCTGAAGCAAGGCCGAAGCGGTAGCCACGCCACCGATAGGACCTAGGTCAAAGATGTCTGTAAGCATTGCCGGGCTTGCGCCCTTAGCGCGAAGTCTTTGCAGAAGCGCTGGAAGTTTCTTGGCCGCATCGA